TACTACAATTTAAAATCACACCCGCTTGGAGAAGCAGCGGCAGTTGGTATTCAAGTTTTGTCTTCACTTCCTAATATGCTTGCAGCCGCTGAAAAGCGTGGAAAAGAAGGTGCGCTTAAAGAAAAAGCAGACAGCAGCCGAAAAACAAGCATAAAAGACAATGTTTCGCTATCCAGTAAGAAATCACCAAAAGACACGGATGAACTTACGGGGTCAAGACAGGAAGCAGCGAAGCAACTCGGCCTTACACCGTCTCAGATGAAAACCTATAAAAAACTGGTCGCAAAAGGCGCACCATCAACCGTTTTGGTGAAGGAGTAAACTATGAAAAACAAAACAAATACCCTTACGCCGGATGAAATGGCTATATTCCAGCGTGTTAAATCAGAACAAGACGACTGGAAAACAATCACAGAAGAAAGTGTTAGTGATTATTCATTAATGCAAGACCCGTTCAAGTTACCAGCAGAGGTAAAAGCGTTTGAAATACAGAAAATGTATAAGTTTCGCTGGATAGAACGGAAATCTTCGAGATTAGATGAGGTACGGTCTGCGAATGTTCCTCATAAATGGTGGATTGTGAATGCCGATACAATACCAGAACTTGCAGAATTATGTGATCCGATTCTAGGAAGTATTAACAGATTAGATCAGATGCTTGTGTTTAAGCCTTGGTGGATGTGGGAAAAACGCCAGCAAATATTCAGCGACATTACAGATGCTCAAGACAGATCAGGAGCATTGGAAAGACAAGGTATTGACAGTAGAGATGGCGTGCAGATGATACCAGGCAAGAGAACACCAGACCAGACAATGCCGCTTCGAGGCGAAGTAAGGGGCGGAGATAAAATCGAGTATGAAGAGCCAGGATCGCATGATTCAAGCTTAGACGACCTGGTTGATGAATAACAGGATCAAGACCAATGGATACCAGTGTGGCATTCTTTACATGTCCATACAACCTCTAACGGTTTTGAATAGTTAGGATGATGTCCTTCAGGAACACATTGAATATTGCAGATAGAACAAGTAGGGGGTCGTTTAATTTTACCAAGCTTAATAGCATTAGAAAAAATGATGTTAGCATTTCTCTTTTCAGAGTTGTTAAGTCTATAGTTTTCTATAGCTTTTTTGAATTTTTGAGTTTGCTGGTATTTTTTACGGGCTCTTTTTGCTGCTACTTTGCCTTTTGGAGTTTGATTATATGTTCTACTAGCAGCAGCATGGACTTTTTTCCCATGTTCTGTTTGTGCGTATTTTTTGTCTTTTTTTCTTTTCCTGAATGCAAACTCAGGGTCAAAACGCAACCTAAGTTTTTGGCGTTCGTTTTGAGATTTCCTATATTCAGGAGATTTCTTATACGTTTTTTCACATTCCTTGCATCTTGCTACATGTCCGTCTCCGAGATGGGCACGTTTTTTAGACAAGTTGTGAAAGTCATCAAACGGCTTAATTTGTTTGCATTGTTTACATTGTTTCATAGGACACTCCTTTTTTAAGTTTTTAACAAAATAATACAATCCGAAAGGGTTGTCAATAACAAAAGAGAGGTAATAGATGAGCAATTTAGATCGCCCTGCAGGATTCCAGATATGGGATAAATTAATCAGGGCAACTTTATACGCTGTACCAGCAGCTCCTACTATTAATATATATCATAATGATATTGTTATACATGGTGGGGCGCATTTGGTAACGGCGAGGGGAGGGCCTCTTGCAATTATTGAAGATGGCGCAGTTCCCGACGGCAATCCTGGAATACTTGGTAGTGTCCTTGCGATTTTTGATGAGGACATGGATCCGGTAAAAAGGATTGTTGCGGCAGAGGCAGGGGATGCAGTAGTGGCGGGTTATGTTTTGGTCGCCGATTCACCTGACCAGCTTTTCGTGGCCCAAGACAATGGGACAATAGCGCTGGCCTCTGGTGGAATGAATGCGAACTTAGTTTCTGTAGCTCTTTGTGCAGGAAACGCAACTACTGGCATCAGTACGCAGGAAATTAACGCAACCGGAGTTTTGCATTCCGCAGCACTTCAATTAAAGTTGGTGAGACCGCATCCTCTGGATACTCCGGCAACAGCGAATTGTCGGTATATTGTTCAGATTAACGAGCATTACTACGGCGATACCACAGCCGGAATAGCATAGGAGGGTATTATGTGGACAAGAGCAAGATTTGTTGACGAGTATGTGCCAGGTCTATTTGCTGTTGCGATTGATACCTACCAGAAAAACCGTGCTGTAAGCATGTGGGATCAATTAGTAACCGTAAAAACCTCACATAAAAAGAAAGAGGAAAACACCGAAAGGTCAGGGTTGGACACACCGACCTTAAAGCCTGAAGGTAAGGCAATCACATATGACACTCAGATCGGAGGAGCAAAACAGGCCTGGGTACATGATGTGTATGCAATGGGTGTTCGTATAACAGAGGAAGCAGTTGAAGATAACCTGTATGAACTGAAAGGTGGCAGCGAAGGCGACTTGAAAGAAATTTTTCACGACCTTGGCGAAGCTATGGGTAATAACCCTGAAGTTCTTATGGCAAGATTTCTTAATAGTGCAACTGCAACCACGTATCATACAGAGAGAGACGGCGCTACAGCGTTAATTTCTGATTCTCATACTCTACTGGGAGGCACTACGTTTGATAATAAATCGACCAATGCCGACCTGACCTATGCTGCTTTTTGGAGTGTATTAGTCGCAGCAGAAAATCAATATAACCATAGAGGACACAGGATTAAGAAAAGAGTCGAAAAGTTGTGGTTTCCGCCACAGCTTGAAAGAAAAGCTCTCGAAGTTCTGTATTCAACTGACGACCCATCTACCGCAAACCGTGCAATCTCAGCTTATGCCAAATCAGGCCGGAAAATCAGGCCAATGAACTGGAATCAGCTTACCGATACAGACGCATGGCATATGCAGTTGGAAGGAGATGGAATTATCTTTTTCTGGAGACGTAAGACACGTTTCGCAAGAGAAGGAGACTTTCAGACTGGAGATATAATGATAAAATCTGACCAGAGATTCAGTGCTGAAATAAACGACTATAGATGTTTCTATAGCAATATCCCAGCATAAAAAGGAGGTGGTCTTATGAAACGATTAAGAGATCAACTCGTATATTTGCTGGCGGCAATGTTTCTGTTTACTGGCCTTGCATTTGCTGAGAAGCCGCATGGTGTAAGTCATGTTGATGATCTATGGGTAGGAGACAGGACTGATACATCAGCGTTTACCCCAGGAGAGGATGATGCATGGGTTGCTGAGGACTTTGGGTTTGGTGGTACGTTTTATCCTCCAACAGGAAGTGTAAGCGCAACTGCTATTGCAGACACCCAACGGTCGTTTCCATTATACCTTCCAGCGGGTATGCAGGACGGTGGAAATGATTTAGATGATGCATCAACTCCGACACTTGCTGAGGTAGATAATGTCCCTTGTCTTCAGTGGGATAACAGTACCGAAACCACAGCAGCACAGTGGACATTTAGATTGCCACCAGATTTTGTAGCGGGTGGAGCTTGTGGTCTGTATGCTATAATAAGTTCGGGTGCTGCGGAGGCAGTAGCATTAGACTATGCGTGGTGGATTAATGGAGATGGTGTAACTTTTGATGCGGCTGCAATAGGACAAGACCCGTGTGCTGCTACAGGAACTTATCTTAATGTATCATGCGAAGTTCTTGATTTGTCAGCTAATTCAACAGCATTAGCGGCATTTACAGCCGGTGCTTGGGTTACAGTTGAAGTATTTAATTCAGCCGTAATAGGTACTGTTGGGAAGGTCGAGTTGAAAGGACTTGAATTTTATTATCAAAGTACCCAATAAGTACAAATGGCAAATATCTGTAGCACTGATGTTTTTATTAATGTCGGTGCTACGGATGCCTGCCGGTATAGAACATGGCAGGGATGCTATCAGGATTGTTATGGAAACAGGCATAATGATAGCATTAGGGCTCTTTGTTATACAGAAAGGGAATATATGGATAGGGTTATTTGTATTATTGTCAGTATTCTCATTTTTTTATCCATTAGCAGGCGGAAGTGCTTTATTAACCCGTAATTCTATTTTCTTTGGAGTGGTGTGGTATGTAATTGTTATTTCTGTGTTTAATAAAGACACAGTTAAGTTTTTAATGTGGGCGATGTGCGGAATAGCTTTTATTCATACGCTGTTTTTAGTCTGGCAATATTTTGGTTCAGACCCGTACAGGATTTTCACCTTTGGATTAATGTGGACAACAGTAATTAGTGAACCAACAGGTTTAATGCCGAACAGCAATGAAGCATCGGGTCTCCTTGCTCTTGTAGCCCCAGCTTTTCTTATTAATCGTTATTTAAGATGGGGGTTGTTAATCGTAACTATAGGTTTATTTATTTCAAAGAGTACAGGTGGAGTAATTGCTGTAATAGCAGGAGCATTTTTTTATCTTGCTCTTTCAGGTTTTTCTCCACGCATATTAATTATAAGTATTGGGGTATTTTTAACAACTACCTTTTTATATATTAAATATTATAAAGTGGCATCTTTAGGGGATAGGTTAGATTTATTAGATATTGGATGGAAATACTACAAAGAACATTGGGTATTCGGGTACGGATTAGGACATTGGAAAGTGCTAACAAAACACCTTCATGCTCATAATGATTATTTTCAAGTGCTTTTTGAAATGGGAGTAGGAGCTTGGATTTTAATTACAGGATATTTGATTAGCGTATTTAGAAAGTTTACAAAAGAAGCTCTGATTTCTACTACAGCATTAGTGGTGATCTTGGTTCATAGTAGTTATTCTTGGTTGTGGTGTATAGGGACAACAGCCATTATTCAGGTTACTTGGTTAGGGATATTAACGATACAATTAAGGGAGTGTTCAATAACTGAACATGAGAGCATCTAAAACAGTACATATAGATTCAGATTATTTAGCTCAAGGCACGCATAAGGGAGCTAATGGAGTTCTTATAATTTACGATAAAGGCAAGGACTTTAAGTCTTGTGGGATTACAGTCGGAGTTGCGATTTATAATGATACAGACGGTTCAAATGGACTTGTAACGGTTGTAACGGAAGATACTGTAACATGTACCTTGTCCGGTGGCACGAATAACACGTGGACAAAGGGAGATACCTATTCAATTTACAAAACAGCAACAAAGAATAGCTATATATCATCTTTAAGTACAGACCGGAGATTTGGCAGAAAAGTGGTAAAAGGCGATGACTTAAATACGAGAGGCTTTTTTGAAGACGATGTAGATACAGACCAAGACAGAGATAATGTGTGGGGAGAAGGACAACCGGAGGAACGACACGATTATTAAAAAGGATATAACATGGATGGTCAAAACTTACAAAGACTTGTACGGCAATTTCTTAATGAGCCATCTACCAGTTCTTTTTTAGATGCTCGTTTTACTTATGATGCTCTTTATGCCGGAGCAAAAGAATGGACTCGTATATCAAAATGTTTAAGAACAACTCAATCCATTACTACCGTTGCCGATCAGCGAGGATATTCTCTTAATGGTGATTTTCTTGGACATTATATTAAAGACAATGATGATAATTACATAATCAAATATAATGATGGTTCAAATGATTATTTTCTTGATTTTAAGCCTTATGAAGAAATTATTTACGATAACGATACTACCAGCGTTTCTATTCCTGATTATTGGGGCATAACTCAAGACACGACTCTTGACTCGCAAGTTTCAGTTGCCGCAAGTGCGGCAGGTGATAAAATTGGCGGTAAAGCACGCTTGACCGTAGCTGTTGCTTCATTCGCAGATATAGTCCCTGGGGATATAGTTCATAATACAACAGATGTAAGCGATGGAGTAGTTGAGAAAGTAGTTTCAACCACGGCTCTTGATATTTGTCTTTTTGGTGGTACTGATAACGAAGTAGATAGTGCAGATGCTTTTATAATCCAACCCAGGGGCAGACTTCAACTTGTATTAGACCCGCCTCCTTCCACAGCAAGTCATACCGTAACAGTTTATTATCTTCAAAAACCTGCTCCTGTATATTCTAATTATTCAGTATATCCTTTTTCTTATGACTATGCTGAAGCATTAGCCAAGTATGCGGCATGGGCATATAAATATCGAGACAGAGAACCTGATTTCGGTGATGCTTTTTATCAGTTTTTTGCAATGGAAGCCAGAGAATATGGAAAGTTATTTAAAAATGCAGCAGGTCTTGCAAAGTCAGCTATCGTTCCGAGGTTTAGATGAAGATACAGAAAACCGGTATAAAACAAATAACCGATATAAAGACTACACCGTTTCGTGGTGGGTGTAATACTGTTCTTGAAACTCAGCAAATACCTATGGGTGGGTATAGTATGGTTCAGAATATGCGCCCTACACGCCCAGGATTTAAAAAACGCAAAGGTCAAAGGGTTCAGCACTCAACTGCAGATGGTACAAATACAGTAATGACTATGTACCAGTTTGTTAAGACCCGTATAGCTGAAAAACACTTTTACGCTCAAATGTCGGACGATGATGTATTAAAAGCTACCACTGCACCTCCTGGAATAACGACAGGAGTATTTGGGTCACAAGTATTTGCGGGTTCAGCTTCATCCATACCGGCTTCATGGGGTAATATAAATGACACACTTATATTTTCTAACGGAGTTGATCAGCATCAAATTTATCACGGTACAAATACGTACATAGACAGGTTTATAAAATACGATGGTGCAGCAGCTCCAGGGAATGTACCAACTATAGGATTTGATTATTCAGACAAGGTTCGTGACGGATTAACCACAACCGCAGCAATTCTTGATTCACTTAATACATATGCAGCGTTTGAATGTATATTCATTAAAGTTCCTGTTCCTATAAATTCCTTAACTGTTACCATCTCACTCCCCAATGGCACAGCATCAGTTCTATCCGCATATTACTGGAACGGTGCATGGACACAGGTAGCCAGTATATCAGATGGAACAGACGTAAGCGGTGCAACATTAGGTCAAACTGGAACTATAACATGGACGCTTCCAACCGATTCAATCCCTAATTATATGTATGGTGAGAACGGTTATTGGTATAGGCTTCAAGTATCAGTAGCACTTGATGCAGAGGTGGAAATTACGAAAGTAACATTCTCGTCTAACTGGCAGTCAATCGCAAATGTATGGGATGGGTGGCCGGTGGACGTAATAGAAACACAATTTTATAATGTAACAGCAGATACATATAAAACCTTCGGAGCATCCAGTATAGAAATAGACTCAGCCATAGCTACAGATAAAGTTTATTTGGCTTCAGCTGACCCAATCATAGGTATATATGTAGATGTAGGCACTAAACCTAACACTACAGCCAACACTACAGTAAACGCAGTATATTACTGGAATGGTGATTCATGGGTAAGCGTAGGCACAGTATCGGATGGTACAAACGGACTCTCAAACTCAGGCTGGATTACATTCCCGAAAACTACAGCACATAAACGCCAACTTAATGAGAACCAATACTACGCATACTGGTATTATTTCACAGTAAGTCTGACTTTGAATGCAGATGTAATTATCTCGCTTGCAACTATGCCGTATTTTGACATAGCAGACTTTGGTAAAGGTTATTGTAATGCTGTATGGAAAGACCGTGCAGTGTATGGGTTTGACCGAGACCAGTACATATACGTATCGGCTGGAGGTAATCCTCAAGTATTAAATGGCTTAGACTATAAAATATTAGAACCAGGGGATGGAAGACGTAATAAACCCGTAGCCATGGGTAAGTTCTATAATGAACTAATGGTATGGCAGGAGGAGAAGGGGCATGAAGGTGGATGTTTAACCTTATTTGAAGGGTATTCACCGCTTACATTTGGCAAACTCGTACTTTCTACTAAAATA